CCCAGCCTCTATTTGAGGAGAAACGATTGACTATTTTGTGTCGTAAGCGTTCCATAACTCGTTCTGAATTTTATCAGGCTAGCCAGGTTGGACTTAGACCAAGCCTTATCCTTGATATTCATAGTTTTGAGTATAACAACGAGGAAGAAGCGGAATTTAATGGGAAACGGTATCGTATTCTCAAAACATTTCCGATTGGTTTAGAAATTCTGGAGCTGACCTTGATGGAGGAATTGCCATGAGTGTAACAGGTGACCTTTCAGCAGAAATTGCTAAAGCACTGAGTGAGTATTCTAGTGAGTTAGAAAATGAGATTGACGCTATTGCACAAGATTTAGGTGATGAAGCTGTTGCGACTTTGAAAGCGACAAGCCCAAAGAATAAAGGAAAGTATGGAAGAGGATGGCGTCTCAAAAAGAACGCCAAAGGATCATACGTAATCCATAATGCTACAGGCTACCAATTGACACACCTGCTTGAAAATGGCCATGTCTTAAGGAATGGCGGACGCAGTCGTGCTATCCCTCACATAAAACCTGTAGAAGAAAAGCTAATCAATTCCTTTGAGCGCAAAGTAAAGGAGGCTATTCAAAAATGAAATTATCTGACCTTGTCGATATTCTAAGTCAAGCGAATCTACCTATAACCTATCGTGCGTTTGAAACTGGACACGTTCCTCAAACACCTTACCTTATCTACTTTGAATCACATCCAGATATCAAGAGAGCAGATGATGATCAGGAATACCAGATTAAATCTGTGACCGTAGAGCTTATCTTTGAACGTAAAGACGAAGATTTGGAAGAGTCCTTGGAAGAGTTGTTGTCTAAACATCAACTTGTTTTTGAGGTATCAGAAGAAAGCTATATCCCGACAGAAAGGCTATCTGTCAAGCCTTATACTGTTTATTTGTACTAAAGGAGAAGAAGATGACAAAAACAGAAAATAAAGTAACCTTTGGATTGAAAAATGTGCATATCGCACCAATCGAAACTATTAATGGGGAGACAAATATTATTAGCTACGGGAAAATTTTCCGTTTTCCTGGAGCGATGAACTTGGAGCTAGAACCAAAAGGAGAATCGAAAGCAATTCCAGCCGACGATGTGGACTACCACTTCATGAACTCAAACGAAGGGTATGAAGGGAAATTGAAAGTACCGCATATCACAGAAGAGTTTGCGACAAAAATCCTAGGAGAACTCAAGGATGATCAAACAGGAGTATTGACTGAAAAAGGCGATGCTTCCACTAAACCGTTTGCTATTATGTTTGAATTTTCAGGAGATCAAAACAAGACTCGCTACGTTCTCTACTACTGCTCTGCTAGTCGTCCATCGAACGGCTCGGCTACTAAGAGCGGAACAACTGTCAACGAGCGTGAACTTAGCTTCAAAGCTTCACCACGTCCACTTGATAGCGTCGTGAAACGTTCGATTACGTCTGCAGACAAGAAAGAAGTGTATGACGCTTGGTTTTCTAGCGTTTATGAGCCAACATCTTTAGGATAAGGAGTCAAAAATGCGTCGAAGTATTAAAATCAGTAATAAGCGCTATGAGCTTGCAACAAATGCCTATACTCCAATCGCTTACAAGAACGAGTTTGGGCAGGATTTTTTCAAGGACCTTTTAGGACTTTTGAAAAATAAGCAATTGGTAGCTCAATTAAACCAATTGGAAAAAGGTAATGATTTGGTAGCAGAAAGCGTCGACCTATCTCTTTTAGAAGATTTCGATATTACCTTTTTCTATCGTCTATTTTGGGTATTTGCTAAATCTGGCAATCCTAAAATTAAACCGTTTGATGATTTCTTCATGGAGATGGAAGAGTTTCCTCTTGACGAAGTTTGTCCGCTAATGATGGAAATGTTGAATACGGTACTGCAAACAAAAAAGAAACAGACACATCAGAAACAGCAAGCGAAGAAGCCTTCACGGTAGAATCCTATCTATCTTGTTGCAAGGAAACTGGCTTATCTATCGATGATCTCAAGCACATTTCTATCGGGATGGCTTTAGATTATCAGACAGATTATGTCAATTTGCGTAGCGAAAATAAAACGGGTAGTCGGAAGGCTACCCAAGCTGATTTTGATGCATTTTAGAGAAAAAACGAGTGCTGAGAGAGCGATTGTGAGGACAAGTTCCTTTAGTTGGCTAGTGTTCTGGTCATAGAGAACCTCTCAGCGCTCCTTATTTTTAAGGAAAGGAGGAAATATGGCAGGAAATATCAAAGGGATAAAAATTGAAATTGATGGTGATACCCAGCCCTTACAAAAAGCGTTAAAAGGTGTCAATCAAGAGTCTGCTAACGCAACAAAAGAGCTGAAACAAATTGATAATGCTCTTAAATTTGATACTGGGAATGTTACCTTACTAACCCAAAAGCAAGAAGTCTTACAGAAGCAAGTCGGAACCACTCGGGAAAAACTAGAAACTTTAAGACAAGCTCAATCTCAAGTTGAGGAGCAGTTCAAAAAAGGAGATATTGGCGCAGATCAGTATCGTGCTTTCCAGCGTGAAGTAGAAGTAACTCAAAACGTCCTGAAAGGATATGAGGGAAAACTAGCTAGCGTCAATCAGGCCCTTGAAGGAAACGGGAATGCAACCAAGAATAACCAAACTCAACTGAAAGAATTGCAGAATGAGCAAAAACTACTTGCCAGCGAATCTGAAAAAGTAGTTAGTTCGTTTAAGCTACAAGAAAGTCAGATGGGTGCCAACGCTAGTGAAGCTGACAAGTTGGCATTGGCTGAAAAGAAGATTGGTGCACAATCTGATATTGTCGCTCGTCAAATTGAAAACCTTGAGAAGCAGTTAGAAATCACTAAAAAAGAATATGGTGAAAACTCAGCCGAAGCTAACAAGATGGAAGCGGAGCTGAATCAAGCTAAGACTGCTTTTAACCATCTTAACGATGAGATGAAGGGGACTAAGTCTGTAGCGGATAGCGCACAAGAAAGCTTGGGTGAGATAGCTAAAGCTGCAAGAGCTGAACTACTCCAACAGTTTAGTGAGAAATTGGGTGATATTTCAGAAAAACTTGTTGACGTTGGGAAAGAAGCTATTGAAGCAGCTGCTTCAATGCAAGCAAGTAATGCCCAATTTAGTACAGTTTTTGGGGATATGGAAGGTCAAGCTAGAGAGGCTCTTAATAATATTGGGAAAGAAATGTCTATTGTACCAGAACGATTACAAGGAAGTTTCACCCAAATGGCCTCCTTTGCAAAAACATCTGGTCTAGATACAGCCCAAGCCTTAGATTTATCTACTAGGGCAACTAAGGCAGCGGCAGATGGCGCTGCTTTTTACGACAAATCTATTGAAAGCGTTACTGAGAGCCTTCAATCATTTCTTAAAGGAAATTTTGCCAACGATGCCGCTTTGGGTATCTCTGCGACAGAAACAACTCGTAATGCGGCAGCAAACAAACTGTATGGCAAGTCATTCAAGGATTTGAGTGAAGCGCAAAAGCAATTAACTTTGCTTCAAATGGTTGAAGACGGAAATGAACTTTCTGGGGCACTTGGTCAAGCTGCAAGAGAATCTGACGGCTTAGAGAACGTCATGGGGAATCTAAAACAATCCGGAACAAATGCCCTGGCTGCGTTAGGCCAACCTCTTTTAGAAATGTTGATTCCTGTTTTTCAAGCTTTAGGGGACATCATAAAAGGTGTGGCAGATTGGTTTGGCACTTTGCCTGCTCCTATTAAAGAATTCATAGTAATGATAGGAGGTGTGGTTACCGCTGTAGGATTTTTAGCGCCTATATTCTTATCCCTGCAAGCTATATTTACAACGTCTATAGGCGCTATGATAACTGCCGCTCTACCAATCATTGGGACAGCAGCTGCAATAGCAGCGGCAGTCGCAGCGGTCGTTGTCATTTTGAAATACTTATGGGAAACGAATGAAGGATTTCGCAATGTAGTGACAACTGTTTGGGAAGCTATTTCATCTGTCATCAATACAGTTGTCAGTGAAATTTCAAATTTTATCATGAGTATTTTTGGAACGGTTGTAACTTGGTGGACTGAAAACCAAGAGCTAATCCGTTCTATTACGGACGCAGTCTGGACTGGCATTTCCGCAATCATCAGCGCTGTTATGACTGTTATAGGTCCTCTCATAGAGGGAGAGTGGAATAATATTCAGATTATCACCTCTACAGTTTGGGAAGTGATTAAAACGGTAGTTGAAACAGCTATCAACGTTGTTTTGGGCATTATCAAGGCAGTGATGCAGATCCTTACTGGCGACTGGTCAGGCGCTTGGGAAACCATCAAGAGTGTTGGAGAAACAATCTGGAATGGGATTGCAAGTGTCATTGGGACTATCTTTAATGGCATAGCGCAGCTATTGTCTAACATCTGGAACACCATCTCAACGGTTGCATCAACTGTTTGGAACGGCATCAAGTCCACTCTTTCAGGAATATTTGATGGTATTTCAAGCTCAGTCTCAAGTGTCTTTAACGGTATAAGAGATACGATTAGCAATATCTGGAATGGTATCAAGTCAACTGCAAGCAGTGTCTGGAATGGCATTAAAGATACAATCGGCAATGCTATTAACGGGGCTAAGGATTTAGTTGGTCGTGCAATTGAAGCTATTAAGGGATTCTTTAACTTTGAATTTAGATGGCCTCATATCCCTCTACCACACTTCAGTATTACAGGTTCTATCAATCCACTTGACTGGCCGAGTCAGGGGTTGCCAAGTATTGACGTAGAGTGGTTTGCCAAGGGTGGTATCTTGACCAAGCCGACTGTTTTCGGTTCAAACGGAAATAGTTTGATGGTTGGTGGAGAGGCTGGAAACGAAGCTGTCTTACCACTGAACGAAAGAACCTTGGGAGCTATCGGTCGTGGAATTGCTCAAACTATGGGAGGTCTGTCTCCTGTTATCAATGTCAGCATTAGTGGAAATAACATCAGTGAAGAGATGGATATCAATCGCATTGCTGACGTTGTCGCTCAAAAGATTGCGGATGAACTGCAACGGAAAACACAACTTAGAGGAGGAATTGCATGATCAAACATAATGAATTGGTGATTGATGGCGTAGCAACCTCCTCTTTTCCTTTTGATGTGATTGTAGAAGAAGCGCCATCCATCGTGATTGCTAATAGCAAGACGAAACTATGGGAGCATGATGGAATTAGCGGAGCTATCCTACAAACCAATCATCATAGAGGGATGGTTGAAAAATCCTACACACTTCACTTAGTAAAGCCAAAGGAAGAGGATTTGAACCGTTTCCTGGCTCTCTTTGCCAGGGAAAACTTTTGGCTTGAAAGCGAACGTGTCAAAACAACCAAGATGTGGTGTTACAAGGTAAAGATTTCTGAGACTGTTAGAAATCGTGCAGGGTACTATGCGCTCAAAGTCACATTTGAGTGTCACCCTACAAAATTTTTCAAAGCTACAGACAATCAAACCTTTTCAAGAAGTGGAACTTTAAGAACCAAAGGCTCTGCTTTAGCTTTTCCGACAATTACCTTGACTGGTCAGAGTACGACTGAGGTTAGTTTCACAGTAGATAGGCAGGTCATTCGCTTAGAAAGACTTTCTGGAAGAGCCATCATGGTAAATAACCCTAACAATCCTAGTTTCTTGGATGGAACAGGTTCCAGAATTAAGTGGACAGGGGATTTTATCACGATTGACCCAATCAAGAAACAAGATGTCGGGATTGTCTTAGGCGCTGGTATTAGTTCCATGACGATTGAGACAGTCTGGGGGTGGGCATAATGTTATATTTGCTTGAAAGTGATACTCGTAACGTTAAATGGAACGGTATCCCACTGCATGAAGCGACTTCGGCAGTCATAAAAGAGCAAATGAACGGGGATTTCATCCTTACTGTTCGCTACCCTATCACCGACTCTGAGATTTATCAGCTTTTCCGTGAGGATATGTTGATAAAGGCGCCAGCGCCTGTGATTGGACCTCAGTTGTTTCGTATCAAGAAGCCAGTAGAGAATGATGATCATTTAGAAATCACTGCTTACCATATCACTGATGACGTCATGCAGCGGTCTATCAATCCTCTGTCTGTCAACAAGCAAAGTTGCTGGCAGGCTCTTTCTCAATTGGTACAGGTTGCTAAGTCTCCTATCAATGATTTTTCATTTACCAGTGATATCACGGACAGGCGCACCATCAACACAAAAGAAGTAGAAACACTCTACAGCGTGTTGATGGATGGCGCTCACTCAATCGTGGGAACATGGGAAGGAGAGATGGTTCGGGATAATTTCGCTATCTCAATCAAGCGAAATCGAGGAGAGGACAGAGGTGTTATCATCTCTACCCACAAAAACCTTAAATCTTATCAACGTACCAAAAACTCACAAAATGTTGTTACTCGGATTCACGCCAAGTCTACATTTAAGGCAGAGGGTGCCAAGGAAGATACAACAATTTCTATAACGGTTGATAGTCCCTTAATTGGTACTTACCCTTATATCAACGAAAGAAGTTATACCAATAACAACATTCAGACTGTTGAGGAGCTGACAAAGTGGGCTAGTGCTAAATTTACTAACGAACACATAGATAAGGCTACAGATGCCATTAAGATTGAAGCCTATGAACTTGATGGGCAGACTGTCCACATGGGTGATACGGTTAATCTGAAAAGTTATAAGCATAATGTGGACGTTTATAAGAAAGCCATCGCTTACGAGTATGACTGCTTGGCAAACAATGGACAGGGAGCCTATCTGACCATTACCTTTGACGATAAAGTGAAATCAGGGGGAAATGGTGGCGGTGTTTCAGCAGTAGCCGATGCGATTTTGGACAAGCAAGAAACAAAATTTGACATTATGCTGGAGCGTGCGATCGCTAACGCTGATCGTGCGTTTGACGCTGAATTTGCCAAGCGTGAGAAAGCTATCACGGACGCTATTGAGCAGTACAAGGCTAAGGCGGAGGAGTTTGGCGCTAAGATCCATGAGGAAATGGAGAAAGAGCGTCCTGAGTTCGTGAAGCGAATCCGTGAGGAACTGATGAGCGGTGCGGATTCGATTGCTGAGCTGAGTAAGAAATTAGAACAGGTCAGTGAGACCGCAAGGGTCAACGCTAGCTTGATTGGTGGTGACGGGAATACTCAGTACAACAAGAACCGTCTCAATGGTGGTACGGCTAAGAAAATCAGTTACGGAACGGATTTTGTGGAGGTAGGGCATAACGGGGAAGGCTTTGAGCTAGGAAAAAGCTATGTGATAAGCTGGTCAGCAACCTGCACGCCATACGGGAAGACTGATGTGACTGTGGTAGTGAACAAGACACCGTTTTATGGTGGACACGTTCATCTTGCGCCTGCTAATACGGTCATGCCAGCGATTGAGAAAGACCTGACTCAGAAAGAAGAGAAGGTCTTGGCAGTCTACTACGGTGCCTATCGTCTGACATTCTCAGGGGACTGGTATCAGAACGTGGAACAGTCTGTGACGGTTGACAATCAGACAAGACGGATTGAAATAGCGCCAGTCTATAAGACGGTTGCTGATGGGCAAAATGCTAGATATGACGGAAGTTGGAACGAGAGTCCAACTTTTATTTTTGACGGAGGAAGAACATGACAGAAACAATCCCAGTAAGGGTACAGCATAAGCGCATGACCGCAAGCGCTTGGGCTAGTAGCTCTTTAGTCTTGCTTGATGGAGAGCTAGGTATTGAGAGCGACACAGGCAAGGTCAAGGTCGGAAATGGTCGTGACCGATTCTCGGCCTTGCAATATCTGACTGGTCCCAAAGGAGACCGTGGAGAGACGGGGCCAGCAGGGCCAAGAGGTGCTGATGGTGTTGTGCGTTTTGAAGGTTCGGCAGCAGAGCGTGCTTTAGAGCAGTATGCCAAAAAGTCTGAAACTCCAGTATATCGCATTGCTAAAGGAGATATAGGAGGGGGTGGCGTTGGGTCATCTAACACGATAAGAACCAGCGATATTATGAACCCCGACGGTATTAAAGTAGGCGATATCATTGAAGATTTTTGGTCTAGTGGCTCTACGGCAGATAAAGAGATTTGGAAGGTGACGGCTGTAAACGGTACAAGTGTTTCAGTACAAAATTTGGGGAAGAGAACTTTTCCATCCTACAACGACACAGAATTGAAGCGCAGGATTTCAGCTCTTGAGAGTCGTCCAACATTTGACAGTTTGACGCAAACGCAACGAAATAGCTTGCGAGGACCAGAAGGTGCTAGAGGTCCAGCAGGTCCCAGAGGTGCAGACGGAGCTAGAGGTGCAGATGGAGCCCCTGGTCAAAACATCATCAACCAAAATGGTGGACAACCAATGAAATATTGGGCTGGAACAAGGTCCCAATATGACGCAATTTCTAACAAAGATGCTAATACCATCTACGATATTTATCGCTAACAGGAGGTAATATGGCACGAGAAGGAATTTACGTGGGCTCTAAAGAAATTATTCAGCGTTATGTCGGTACAAGGCTGGTTTGGGAGAAAGTCACAATCCAGTTTGACGAAATTTTAAGATTCACTTCAAATCGCTTTGGGTCATTTTGGCGTTTTGGATCTACAGAAAGAGCCTTCATCGACTTAGGGATATCCGAACGTCGTCCGTATGGTTTGGATGGAATAGAGGATTGTAATGTGGTGAAACTTCAAAATTCTAACAAAATCTTTGAAGTTAGGGTAGTAATAAGTCAACGAGATACTGGCTATTCAACAAGTTACCAAAGACGATACAACTACCAATTGTTTGTCATTTTTAAAAATACGGATGAGGTACAGGATTTCATCTCCAATAAGTACAACGAAACCTATATTTTTGGCAGAAAAAGAGGAGGCTAGCATATGGATATTACCATTCAAAACGTTCGTTCGCCTGCTTTGGAGCATAACGGACGGTATTACAAGGTATTTCAGCCACGGACACGAGATGAACTGCTGAAGCTTCATCATATGGGCTGTGTGGGTGACACAGTGCTGACGGATATCCAGCTAGAACAGGGAGATTTCCCAACTAGCTTTGTAGAACCAACTGTCACGCAACGCACCTTGTCCGGTCTCTTCAAGGATATGCGTTCTATTGAATTGGAATTAAGAGACCCAAACAGTACTCTCTGGGGTAAAATCCAGCAGAACAATCAAGGGGCGCTGACCCAATTCTTTGATACGAATGTTAAGAGCGCCATCGCTCAGACAGCTAGAGAAATCAGGCAGGAAGTGCGAGACGCTGCCAACAGTGCGAGGGTTCAAGTGACACCAGAAGGTGTGACTATTGGCTCTACTACCTTGACTGGCGAGCAGTTAGCCTCTACCATTTCGACCAGTTCGAAAGGTGTGGACATCATCGCTCCGAAAGTCAGAGTAAAGTCTGACATGATCGTGGATGGTGCGGTGACTGCTGGAAAGTTAGCGGCTGGCTCTGTCACTGCCGAACACATCCAAGCTGGTGCCATTACGGGCGATAAAATCAGCGTAGATGATGCCTTAATCAAGAATCTGACTGCTAGAGATGCCTTGATTGACAAGTTGACATCTAAGGAAATCTTCGCGACTAAAATCGAGTCTGTCGTGTCTAGTTCGACATTCCTTGAAGCCTATCAAGGTAAAATTGGCGGATTTACACTTGGACAATTTGACCAAGGTGGAGGTCGCTGGATTTCTGGTGTGAACCATTTTGCAGTAGGTATGGGAAATGGAGAAGGCCGAGGAACCAGAACCGCATTTTGGGCGAACTGGGGCGATAGCTGGAACACAATTGGAGATAGAGCTTGGTATGTGAATACCGACGGCAAAATGTACTGTAAGAATGATTCAATTTTTTACAGACAAGTCACATTTGATACTAATTGTTCTGTTGATTGCTACGGAACACAGACCTTCTATAAATCACCTGTCTTTATCCACGGGATTGAATTAGGCGAGGCAGATATTTACGGTAATGGCTCCAACCCGAAAGGTGGGAAGAATGCGGTAGTCTGGTGGAACCAAGTTGGAAGTGGAAGTGTGAAATACTGGGGAGATAAATCTTCAGATAGACGCTTGAAAGAAAATATCACAGACACATCTGTAAAAGCCTTGGACAAAATCAACAGACTAAATATGGTCGCATTTGACTTTATCGAAAGCAAGAAACACGAGGAAATCGGTTTGATTGCTCAAGAGGCTGAGACCATCATTCCAGAAGTTATCTCACGAGATCCTGACAATCCAGATGGCTATCTGCACATCGACTATACCGTTTTCGTACCCTACTTGCTGAAGGCTGTCCAAGAACTGGACCAGAAAATCAAAGAAATGGAGAAACTACATGGATAATCACACAATCGATAAGTTAGTCGCTGAGTCGCTCGTCAACCGTTTGGCAGAAGGCGAATTGGGACGTGCGCATTTAGAGGCACGCTATACATTGACTTTGGCTGAACTACAGGCATTTAAAGCGGTGCTGGAATATGACCCAGCACTTAAAGAGTTATTTGAAGAAACGCAAGCAAAAATGAAAGGAAATAACTAATGACTTACAAATTAACAGGAAGCCCGACTTTAAAAGGGGAAAAGAATGTCACAATCGTTACGATTGAGAAAGAAGAACCTGGACGCTACAGCTATGAGCGTGTTGAATTACCAGGTAATCGCACGCAGGACAATGAAGAAGTGTTGATTCAAGCGGTTTTAGACTTTATTAAAACAGAGCTTGACCCAACGAGCGCTCTTGTACAGGCTCAAGCTAAGTTGGAAGAAACTCACATTAAGCTTCAAGAGGCTGAACAGAAATTGGCACAAGCCGAAGCTAAGCAGACGGCCACAGATCAAGCAGTTAAGCAGAACAAGACTGAAAGCGACCACTACGGCAAAGTTAGCTACGCATTAGTTTTAACGTTGATAACAGAAAAATTGCTTCAGTACGGAACAGCTTATAAAGTTTTAGTTGATTTAATTCAATCAGCTGAAGTAGGTAAACACTATATGCCAGGTGACTTGATTACCATTGAAGACCCAGCACATGTTGAGGTAGATGGTGAAGGTAAGAGGGTTCTGGTACAACTTAACCGTGAATTTACTTATAATGGAGAGCCTGCAAGCGACTTTATTCGTGATGGACGTCTTGAACGTGATGGATATGGCGTAGCGTGGAAGTACGAGCCTAAAGAACAAAATGAGCCTACGAATGTTGCACCAGCAGCTGCAGTTTCTACGACAGCTACCGTCGCACCTACAGCAGCAGAGCCTTCTGCTACAACAGTTATATCTAATCAATAATGGAGGTGCCTATGGCGGAATTTGAACACCTCGTTATTCGTTTCGTAATCTCTATGATTCCTGTTATTATCTTGTATTTCTCCATGAAAGACAGAGCCACAAAGCAGGAGAATCGCATTACCGCGATGGAAAAAGACATTGAGAACCTACGTGAATTTAAAGAATCTGCCAATAAACGACTAGATAACCACGATGAACAGAACAAGGCTATCTTGGTACTTGCGGAACAAGTTAAATCGCTAGGTGAAGATGTCAGAGAGTTGAAAACGTTGATTCAAAGCAAAAGCTAAGAAAGGGGCGCAGAATGGTCTGTAATCTCAATACGACCAATCTCGCACAGGTTGATGGCGGTCACCTCATTAAACAAGGTGATGTAGCTTCTACCTTTGGATTCGTCCTTTTAGACGAAGACTATCGAGCCGTCTCCTCTCTTGATGGGGAGGTGGCGGTTGTTAGTCTGACCATGGACAAGTATCAATGGAAGAAGAAGGTGACTGTCATGAACTCAAGCGTGAATTTTAATCTGGATGCTATCTTGCCTGTTGGGAAATACCGCTTAGAGATTAGTGCTGGCGGATATATTTTTCCAAGCGATAAGGCTACGCACATCAAGATAGTGGCTTCAGATAAAGAATTGGTCACAGAGGAAGTCCATGCTCTCAAAGAGCTGGATATAGCAAAGGAAGTTGAGAAACAACTTTCAGAAAAAACAGTAACAGATGGTGGAGTATGTCCGGAATTTCCCGATCTACTCTTCTTTTATAATCTTGGAAAGGTATAGAAAAAAATGGAAACTACAAAATTAACAGAATTCGCCCGCACTTTGGGAGAAGATAATAAACGAGTTAACGAAGAATTAAAAACCAAAGTTAGCACTTCAGCAATGACGCAAGCTATCACTCAAGCAGTTACTCAAGCTAAAACGGAAGTTAAGGCTGAAATTTTAGGTGAAGGAACACCTGAGAACCTTGATACGCTGAAAGAAATTGCGGATAAAATCACGAATATGGGACAGGATGAAAACGGTGCACTTCTCGGAAAAGTAACCGAAGTCAGCGGACGTGTAGACCAGATTGCTAATCTTGATTTAGTAGCAACATATAATCAAGCGAAAGCGTGAATCCTATGAAGAACCTTGAAAGTTTAGCGACAGCAATCGGTAAGGATATCAAGGGCATTAAAGAGCAACAAGTTACGAAAGATGAGCTGGATGCAAAGCATTATCTTACTGAGAATCAAACCCTTAGCTTAGAAGGCAACCGACTGAGTCTCACAAATGGTGGTTCTGTTAATCTTCCAACTGTTTTGAGAAGCTCAGAATATCGGATTTCAAAATCGGACATTGCCGGAAACGAAGTCGGTGCTACTGCGACAATACCAATCAATTCTTTGATGAATCCAATAGGTATCAAATTAGGGGATGTAATTCAAAGCTTTAATAACAACTCTGAAGGAGCAGATGAAGGCTACTGGATTGTAACAGGCATCAGCGCTCAAGGTATTTCTGTGAGAAAGATTGGCTCAAGACACTTGTATTCAACTTACAACGATGCCGAGTTGAAACAAAAGATTTCAGCTTTAGAAAACCGGCCATCGTTTGACACATTGACACCGACTCAACGAGATAGCTTGAGGGGTGAGAATGGTCACAGCTTAAATGCAACTGTCCGCATTGAAGGGAGTTATCGAAATGGTTCGACTAGCCAGCTAAATTTATTCGCAGATGTATTTTATGACGGAGAAAAGCTCACGAGTGGCTATACTCTTGATTACTACTATCGAGGTTTCGGAAATAATAACTGGGGGGTATTGAGAAATCAGACTCCAGATTCCACTGGAAAATTTAGTACATGGAGCGCCACCCAGCGCTCTGGTGGTTGGTTTGAAGTTCGTATCGAAGTGAATTACAGAGGTCTAAAAACCTCTGCTTTCACTCGTTTGGATAATGTCAACGATGGCGAACGAGGTCCGCAGGGTGTCCAAGGTCAACGAGGACCTCAAGGGAATGTAGGCCCTGCAGGCGCTAGAGGAGCCACAGGGGAACGTGGACCAGCAGGAGCGCCCGGCCAAAATATCGTCAACCAAAACGGTGGGCAACCGATTAGATATTGGGCAGGCACGCAAGCGCAGTATGACGCAATTGCAAGCAAAGACTCAAACACGATTTACGATATTTTTAAGTAGGTGATACTATGAGAGATAGAGTAAAAATCATGCTTGGAAATCAAGAAATCGTAAAAAGGTATCTTGGCAAACAGCTTTTATGGAGTAGCGTGCCTGAACTTTTTGAAACTTTAATGGGGTATAGAGTTGTTTTCATGGTATATGAAGATGGGATGCTTTTCACAATGCCTGAAAAGATAAAAAACTATCCGGAAATCAAAGGCGTGAGGGTAGGCGGACAAAAAGAACCTTTTATCTTTAAAAGTGAACGCTTTAAAAAAGATTTAGTTTTTTCAAAGTATATCTTTATTAGCGATAAAGAAGCAGGTCTTAAGGCGTATCTTGGACTAGACAAGCGGACGCTTATCAATGGCGAAGATATCGGATTTTACGTATAAAAGAAAGGAAATGTAACATGTCACAATTTAATGAACTGATTATTGCTTTTGCTACAGGATTTTTAGCAGTAGCGGTAGGAAACATTGTAAAAGCAGTGAAGGATTATCTTTTGCAAAAAGGCGGAGAAAAAGCGGTAAAAATCGCTGAAATCTTAGCTAAAAATGCAGTACATGCAGTAGAGCAGGTAGCCTCTGAAACAGGCTACAAAGGTGATGAAAAGCTAGAACAAGCTAAAGTACATATGCTAGCAGAACTTAAAAAGTACAATGTCACGATGACTAATAGAGAGCTTGAAATGTTTGTAGAATCAGCAGTGAAGCAGATGAATGACGCATGGAAAGGGGAATGATCATGGATATCGATACAAGTAGACTACGCACGGATTTGCCGATTGTTGGATTTGAGCCTTTCCGTCAGGTTCACGCCCACTCAACAGGCAACCGAAACTCAACCGCTCAGAACGAGGCGGACTACCACTACAGAAAGGACCCTGGACTTGGGTTCTTTTCTCATGTCGTTGGTAATGGTCGTGTTATGCAGGTAGGTCCTGTAAACAAGGGAATGTGGGACGTTGGGGGCGGTTGGAATGCTGAGACTTATGCAGCTGTTGAACTGATTGAAAGCCATTCAACTAAAGAAGAGTTCATGACAGACTATCACCTTTATATCGAATTGCTACGAAATCTAGCAGATGAAGCAGGTTTGCCGAAAACTCTTGATACAGACGACTTGGCAGGTATCAAAACGCATGAATACTGTACCAATAACCAGCCGGATAACAGTAGCGACCACGTTGACCCGTATCCTTATCTTGCGAAATGGGGTGTTAGCCGTGAACAGTTTAAGCGAGACATTGAGAACGGGTTAGGCTCTGAAACAGGCTGGCAGAAGAATGATACAGGCTATTGGTATGTACACTCAGACGGCTCTTATCCAAAAGACAAGTTTGAGAAAATCAACGGAACCTGGTATTACTTCGACGGTTCAGGCTACATGCTTGCAGACCGCTGGAAGAAGCACTCTGACGGCAACTGGTACTGGTTTGATAACTCAGGAGAAATGGCGACAGGTTGGAAGAAAATCGCTGAGAAGTGGTACTATTTCGATGTAGAAGGTGCCATGAAGACAGGTTGGGTCAAGTATAAGGATACATGGTACTACCTTGATAGTAAGGGCGGAAACATGGTATCTAATGAATTTGTCAGAGCGGGTCAAGGCTGGTACTATCTCAAACCAGACGGAACGATGGCAGACAAGCCAGAGTTCACAGTAGAGCCAGACGGGCTCATTACCACTAAATAAATTAAAAAATAAAATGAAAGGAAAACTTTTCTAAAATGTTTATCTACCGCAGGCTCAGGCTTGCGGTTTTTTGTTTGCAATAATAAAAGCAGTGACCAAAATCACTGCTTGTCAGTTATAGCAAATTCATAAAGTTTTTCTGCTGTTAAAAGCGCCATTTTGTCCATGCTTGTTTTTCCTTTTCTGAGATCAGAAACGGTAGTCCACGGAACTCCAGCGCCTTGCGAAATAGCAGACGTAGACATCGAACCGTCTAATAATTCTTGAATAACTTTCCTCATCCTATTTGTCCTTTTTATTTTTTAGATAGATATATACATTGATGGCGATTATAAAAATAGCTATTGCACTAACCATTGCTTTTCCTCTTTTCATTTGATAAAATAGAGGTGTAAGGGGCTTTCGCCCCTACCTCTTAGCGTTTACCTTTTCTTTTGCGGGAACTTCGGTTTACGCTTTTTGTTTTGCCTTGCGACCGTTATTGCAGTCACTAGACTTGCGATAGCAGTTACTGTTTCAGGAATATTTTCTATTGCCTTTTCAAGTAACCTAAGCCAATCTTCTTTGTTCAATTTCATCACCCCCTTTCCTTATCTTGATTATATTATATCACGGCACACCGAGAAAGTCAAGCGTTTTGATAAAGTTTTTTACTTTTTTTCAAAAAAATAGACCTTGTCCAGAGGTCGTGAAGTTGGAGGGGACACCCTCCGTTTTTGCTTATTTAATAGGAAATAATTTTACCTTTTTCATAATAATCTCCCTATAAAGTCACCGCATTCGGTGGCTTTTTTTGTCTTGGGATTCATGATATAATAATA